TACTTGAAACAATTTCAGTAAAAGTACTATTTGGAATAGTCATTTTAAACCTCGCTTAAATTAATAAAACCGAGTTTTAAGAGTTAGCACGAGCCTCTCGAAGTTTTCTTCTAAACATCTCTTCAAAGCTTAATTCTTCAGGGGCTGGTGTAACAACCCTTGTATTGGTGATTCCTTTAGCTGCCTTTTTTGCTTTTGCAACTTTTCGCTTTTCTTCTTGCAAATCAACTTCTTTTTGTCGCTCTGCCTCTGCTTGCATCTTAGCAAGTTGTACAGTTGGCGACATTTCATAAGCTTCTTCTAGCGTCTTAGCTTTGCCCTTCACTATTAAAGAACTCATCTCGTCATAAGCTTCTTCAAATAATGGGTGCTTTGGCTCACCACTTTCATCAATTGCAAATTTAAAGTCCTGTATCTGCTTGGCGATTTCCGCGTCTTGTCTCGCTGCAATATCAGTTTCATTTTGCACATTGCCTTGTTTTAATTGTGCTACTTCTTTTTTTAACTCGGTAATTGTTTTATCATAGTCAACAACTTCATCATTAGACTCATCGCTGACAAATTGCTTAGGGTCAACCTTGTAGGCTTCCATAAGCTTTTTTATCGTTGGAGCTGGATTCGTGATTAGGCTTTGTTCAACACTTAGCAACCTTTTAACATATTCTGGTGCTTCAATGCCTCTAGCCTTCAATGCCTCCTTGGCTCTATCGTCAAATATTTCATCCCAAGAACTAACTTGCTTTGCATATTCTGCACGCTCACCAGCCTTGCGATGATAATCCTTTCTTAAGTTCTCATACCTACTTATTAAAACCTCTGCTGCTTCCTTTGTTTCAGGATTGTTTAAAACAGCTTCAAACTTTTCTTTTTCCTCTTTTTTCCACTCTTTAGGTATTAACTTAAATTCTTCTTCTATTTGGTTTACTTCTTCACTTTGCTCTTTTTCTGATTCTTCAAGTGCATCATTATTGCTTTGTGTTTCTTGCTCAACAATCTCATTTTCATTTTCAACAATCCCCTCTTTTTCTTCAATAACAACTTCTGGCTTCCCAAGTGCCTCATTAAGAGCATTCTTCAAATTATTAGCTAAATCATTGTTTTCTTGTACTACTTCTTCTGTCATATTACCGCTCCTTTTAATGACATTAAATTAAACTCCTACAATTGCATTGTCTTGCGGATTCGCCTCTTCCGCTTGCAACTTCCTTTCCTCAGTTTCCGCTTTTTGCGCCTCATTTAACGACTTTAAAGCTAACTCAACTCCTTTTAAATCTAACTTTTGACCTTCCCTTGTGTCTTTCATTCCAGCTTCTGCTGCTCTTATATCTAATTCTTTATCTTTTAATCTCAATTCAGCTTGCTTAAACGTAGCATCTAATTGCAACTTAGCCATTTCCCTTTGTTCTTTCATTTGTTCAGGACTTGGTTGTTTAGGTTGATTAGCTTGTTTTGCAGCTTCCTTAACCCTGTCCATAACCGCTTGTTCAATAACACGCCCCATTTTGAACTTTTTAAGCATAGCCATTAACAAATCGCTTGTAGCTTGCAAGCCTAACACTTGAACCATTGCAGGAGTGCGTTCTACAAAATCACTTACCGCAGCAGTGAACTCTATTATGTCCTGTTTATCCGCTATATCATCAGCTGCGATTGTTGAATCAGTTTGTATATCAACCAAAACACTAGCAGGCTCTGTTTGCTCTAATATCTCTTTATAAATCGCAACTTCATCAAGAGGTACAGACGTTTGCAAAGCTATAGTTTTTGGCTCAAACTTATTAACTATAATTTGCCCTGCTATTCTAAATGCATCACGTATTAATCTCTGCACGTCACGTTGATACTTAGATATTCTTAGCGTACCAAACCTTCCCTTAATCCTTTGTGCTCCTAAAGTCTCCCTAGGGTCTGATTGCCCTCGTAATATATCCGCATATCCCATTATTTGATATATAGAATCAATAATTTCTTTTCTTTGCTTATATAAAGACTCGAGTACTGCAATCTGATTGTTTAAATCCTCTGTGTCCATTACTGATTTTATACCGCCCTTACTTTGTAGCTTACTAAAGTCTTTAATAGGTATAAACTGATTATCTTGTGCTGAACTTAACTGCTCCAAGTCACTAAAAGAGCCATCATAAACGCCACGTCTTCTTAAGCTGTCTACGTTTCTTCTTATTCTTGTAGATACTTCATCAAGTTCATTTGCTAAATCTTGATAAAACACAAACAAAGGCACTGGTTTAATTTCACCAGTAGTTGTTGATGAGAATAACGGCTTTGGTATAGGGTAGAATTCATCTAGTTCAAGAGAGTCTTTATCTATTCTTAGGGGGCTATTAATTGCCTTTCCATCTGCTATCCATAAAACACGCCTATTAGTCTTATCCCATACTTCCCAAACCTCGGCATTTCCAAATTTGTTATTCTCTGGTGTGTAAGTTCTGTTGGTTTTATCAGATTCATCTTGATACGTATATTCTAGTGTATTGGCAATAGACGTTCCAAACTCTTCTTTTGCTTCCGTGTAAGTAAACAATCCTCTAAAAGCTATCCAAGGCAACGCCTCCCATTTTTTACATTTTGGATATAGCAAATCCTTCCATTGCACATGCTCATAACGCACCTCTTCAAAAACAAGCTTTTCATCTTGCTCTATTACAACTTCGCCATCATCGTTGATAGCTTCCTTTTCCTTCTTATCAAAGGTAGGTTCATACATCACACGTAAAACGCCAGTTCCAGGCAATAACAAATCCTTTACAGCACTTTCAATAGAGCTCACCGTTTCTGGCAACTTTCCATTATAAGCTATAACATCTTCTAGCATCTTTGCAGCCTTACGGGCATTCATACTATCGGTGTCGTTAGCCCTTACATCAGGCTCAGGTGTTTCACTAAATAAAATTGGTTGTATAGTTTCTGTATTAGAATACAGAATATTATAACTAGACAGAAAATTTCTACTAGCTATATTTCTTTGGCTTGTATTGCGCTCCTCATCACGATAACGACATTCTATTTTATCGCCTCTTTCATGATAATCTTTTAGATATTCTTTAGCTGTGGCAATTTGCCCCTGCCAAAAATTCAGGGTATCACTATTCTTTGATACTGGAACTTTTTTATCTATATTCATACTGCAACCATTGAAAAGTTACACAACATTAACACATTACAACTACAAATACAACAGGTTATATTATTGGTCTACTAACACCGTGTGTATTACGTCTCATAACTCCCATAAAAGTATTTTTATTATCTACTATAACGTTCTGGTCGAAGTCCTCTTGATAACCTACAGCCAAATACCTAAACGCATCTGCACCATGTTTAAACCAGCCCTTAGCTGGCACGCCAGTAAACACCTTATGCTTATCGTCCCATTGCTGTGCAAAAGCCCCTAAAGACTCACGCCCTTCTTGTGTTTTATCTTTATCAAACACACAACGATTAAAAAACGCCTTAGCTACAAAAATATCTGATACTTCTGATTGTGTTCTTCTATGGCATTTCCAGTCTTGGCTTGGCATAAGCTCTTCAAACTGCTCCTTAACACTCTTACCATCTCTTGAACCCATCTGCACATAATCCGCATCATGCGGCAAGTGGTGCGTCTCATATAAATAACGCCTATCTTGTAACACCTGTGCGTAGTGAGCTGGTCCTTGCATATTATTCTGGTAATAATCTATTACTCTAACTTCACGTCCTGCATATTGCACAAACCATATTGCAGTATAATCTGTACGCCCAATATCCCACCATGTATGTACTGGTAGACTAGGGTCATAAGGCACGCTTGTAATTCTGTTATCTTGTTCTGCTTTTGACAATTCTCCAACGTAGTAAGCCCCTGGCAACGCAGCATCAAACGAACAAAAATATTCTTGTAACCAATAAGCTTTCCCTGCGTCCTCTCCGTAAGCTGATTGATATTCGCTTAACTCATTCTGTAACTGCTCTTCGGTAAACACATCTGTATCACCTGCTGTTGATTTAGTGCTGTACCATTCAGGGGACTTTTCAGCCATGTTATACAAACTATAGCCGTGATTTTTACCACGTGACGTGTAAATAAAAATAGCCCAGCCTCCATTTTCTGCAAGTATAGGTCTAAGATAAGCCCATGCACTAGGATCACACAAAGACCATTCAGAAAATGTCAATCCATAAGGAGGTGAACCAACTAAGCTGTTATAGTTATCAGAGCCTACTACTTGCCAACTTGAGCCATTGACAAATTTAATCATCATTTCTTGTTCACGTGTAGTTTCTCTTATTTCATGTGGAAATGCTTCGTCTATTCTTCTAATACCAGTATGAGGGTTTACAGCTTCCCAGATAGCCTTTCTAGCCTGTGCTGCTTGCGGTAACATATGCCAGTAAGTAGCCGTCTTTTCCATAGCTGATACAGCAGCCCAGTGTAATGCTATATCATCTTTACCCCATCTACGGTGTGCAACTATACAGGCTCTTTTTACTCCACCGCACAATGCTTTCCAAGTGGGTTTTTGATATTCTCTAGGCTTCCAGTTGTTAGGAATGTTAATCTGCATTCTTGTTGACTATGATTTGTATATCGCCTGTATGTTCTAGTTCTGTAGGTAGTAATTTAGAATACATTTTATAAAATTCTGTCTTTTCTTCTTTCGCCCAATCCGAGAAAGACTTATCTCCCCCGATTGTTTCATATACAAACAAAAGACTATTTTTAACGTCTTGACCTATTTTATTTTTAGTGCCTTTAGTTCTACCGCCTACTTTTTTATGACCCTTTTCAAATTTTGGCATAAAATCCTCACTATTTTAGTGAATTAAGTACCTTTCCTATTACATTATACCATAATTACTAATTAAATCAACTGTTTGTTTTATTCCATAGCTAAATAACAGTATATAGCTAGTTATTATAGTCCATTCTATTACCTTACTCACCCGCTTTCTCCTTTAATTTTTATTCTATTATCATGTATTGATATATTCTGCACAACCACTCATATGTATACATGCGGTATCAGTTCCATTTTCAACCCTAGCTATCAAAGCCCTTGCAGCTTCTTCTATATCTTTAGTCATCTTTACCCCATTGCTTTAAAGTTTCATACGTGCATATATAGTCCGCCGCTAGTCTTGCAAGTGACTTATCTTCATTATCTAACTCTGGCAGCTCCTTACATAGAGCTTTAATAATATTATCCACAGCAATATTTAACGTTCCATACTCTACTTCTCTACTTGTGAAATGAGTCCACTCTACCAATTCTTTCTTAACTGCTTCCCTTATTTTTTCTTATCCATTACCCCCTCCCATAAACCAGTCTAAAGCAAGTATCGTGTGACTTACCATTATCCATACAGGCTTCCATCGCCTGCATATCTTGTTTACCTGTCCAAGCTAATACTAGCAAGCTTGTTAATACTATTCCAAATATAATTAATCCTAACTTCATTTACTTAACTCCTCAAATTTACACCATAAATTATACGTTGTATCAATCCTAGATTCAATCTCAACGGGGATTTGCATGTCTCCAGAATTCCACCTTTGGACCGTCCTTTTTGATACATCCGCCATATGTGCTAGGGTAACAATCCAATGATACCCCAACACTTCTCTTGCTTGTTCTTGCCAATTCATTTCATTACCATCAATTGTTAAAATATAATTGCTATTCTATTAACGCCATTCGGCTGAACTTCAATTTTTTTATGAAGTTTTGATAGCCTAAGCAATTGGTCATACAATTGAGATTCACTAACCCTTTCTTTTGTAACAATGTTAAAATAAGGCTTGTCGTTAAAAGTACGTACACCTGTAAAATAGCCACATAACTCAAATTTATTTCCAATTTGCTCTTGTAAATATGTAAGAATTTCATCCATAATCGTTACTCCTGATTTTATAGACTTGCTTTATTGCCTGTCCTGTTATTATTTATACTATGTCGTATGCAGTATGTCAACACCTATTTTGATATTATTTTATTTTTAAGTGAAGGGCATATAAAGTAAATTTTTAACAAAGTATTTATAATTAACACACCCCTCACTATCCACGTAGGGATTCTTTAACTCACGGACGCTTGTTTATTGTTTAAATCTTGTAAAGCCTTTACAACCGCATCCGCATAACGACTAGCTATAATATAATCATGAATTTCTTGAGTGTAAGTCGTGGTTTCAATGAAGGGGGTAACCGGTTCGTTCCTGCGATTTATCTCTTCTTCATAAATAGCAGTTGCTATAATTTTTTTAAGTTCCTCAGTCATACTATAATCTCCTAATTTATTATTTATTTTAATGCCCCTTAGTTATTTTTTTTGGCAGGGTGGCAACTAAGAGAAACCACCCAATCCAAGCTTATTATCAATCCTCTGGTATGTCAATATCATAATCATCTTTAATTTGATTTTTTGCTATATCTTTTGCTGCATCTTCTGATAACTTACCATCAAACATGCAGATACCTACACGCTCCCAATATTCCTCTAATACTTCGCTAATATGTTTCATTACAAAACTCCATAAAACTGTTTGTGTTTTTGTTCAACTGCAAGCTTTTACTGCCTACATTGCCTATTAAACCTTCGTATCTTACCTTTACAACATTAAAGCTTGTGTATTGATTACCTTCTTCGTCCTTTTCTCTATGTAGAACGACCCCAATATCCGCTTTATTAGCCCAGTGTGCTGAATCTGCTATGTCGTACAAAGTAGGCACTCTGCATTTTCCTGATTCACTAACCATCATCTTTTTTGGGTGTGCAACCACTTGAAAGTGAACATTATTAACCTTTGCAAATCGCTTCATCTTTCTTATTGCGTAGCCTACATACTCCGTTAATGATTCGCCAACCTCTGGTAAATGTTCTAATTCGTTCCACGGGTCTAAAACTACAATATCAACATCAAATACATCACATGCGTATTGCGTATGTTTTAACAACCAGTTTATATCTAAATCATCATTTAGTTGCTGCTCTTCATTCGGGTGTATGAATATAAAATGTTCGTCTATCCATTCCACTGCATCTTGATAATTAAAGTCTGGAAATTTATTTAAGTACCAAGATGTTAACGCTCTCTCATGGTCTTGCTTAGGGTGTTGCTCTAATGAAATGAAGCATACCTTAGCATCATTTTTAACGGCTGTTGAACATAGCATATCATTTACAAGTGTAGTCTTTCCTGCTGCTGGCATGCCAGTCCACACTGAAAAATCACCTTTTCGATATTTAAACAAATCCCCTGTGATATGTCCTGTTTCTAGTACCTTAGCTTCTTTCATTGGTGGAAATTGTGACAACTTATGCACTCCGTCCATCTTCATAGGTTGTGCTGTTGCTAAAGATTTTTCTATACCTTTCAAACCATATTTAACATAAGCCTCGTTAATATCCTTGCAACCTTTAGGATATTTTATCCACTTGCATTTTCCCTTCCCGATTCTATTTGCTAAATCATTTAATAAATTTATGCCGTTTTTATCTGAGTCTACAGCAAGTATTATTTCTGGTTGTTTGCGTAGCGTGTCAATCATGCCATCAAGATATTCGTACTTTTTACCCTCTCCCCCTGTTTCTTCATTAGGTGCTCCTTCTGGTACTGATATTGTTTTTACATATCCTTCCTGAATTAACGTTATAGCGTCTATCTCACCCTCTGTGATGTACAGCGTGTCCTCTGACATCTTTTCGTTGTAAAGACAATCTATGTTGTAAAATATCTTTTCACCGTCCTTGTCTTGGAAAAACTTTTTTTCACCTAAGCAACGGTGCTTTGTGTTTACCCTTTGCCCTTGCTTAAAATATGGTATTTCTACCCACGTTTGTCCGTCTTTCTCGTACTCTGCCAGTCCTAGTTCGTACACGTGTTCTGCTTTTAGCTTTCTGCTCTTGTTGAACTCTGATAACTTCATCGTAACCTCCTAATTGAATAAATCCACGTATATGACAATGGGCACAGTTATAAATTATACCTGCCCTAACTCGCTTAACACCTAAACAGCGATGCTTTTTCTTAACTCTTGTTGGTGAACATACAGGGCAAGTCTGGCTGTAATCCCTGTCTGTGTACCATAAATCCTTTTCTGTGATCATTAGAAAAACCCTCCCTGTGGCTGTTTCATATCTTTTACTTCGTTGTATATTGCAGCAACCGTTGGAAACTCTGACTTTGTTTTTATATGCTTGATAAAAGCTTGTTTAATTAAGGTTGTTTCAAAGTTTTGCATAGCTTCCAACATTACTTGCTTTATAACTGGCAATTGCTCTGCCTTTATGTTGTATCTAGGCATTATGCAATAACAAGCCATTAACATATCGCTAATTAATACATCTGCATTCTTATCATCCTTCAATAAGATGCTTTTGTCCGTATAAGGCGTTAGCAGCTTTGTGAAGTTCGGAGTTATCATTTCTGTCATTGTCGTTTCCTTTGTTTAAATTAATATTGGGTTTTGTAATTCCGTTTCTGCATGAGTTTTTAAAAACCATAAACCAATCCTTTCGTAGTGGATTCTTGCAGTCTGGTGAATTGCTATAATCGTAGAAACTTTTAAAAGCCGATTCCGACTGCTCAATAGTCCACTGCATTTCATCTTGGCAAAATACTAACCATTCAACAGGTAGTGATTGATAAAGCAATCGTTCACCTTTTTTTTGTTTATTTTTTTTATTATTATTCTTTTCCTCTATTTCCTCTTTTTTATCATCAATTTTTGAAGGTTGAATTGCACCTTGAATTGCACCTTGAATTGCAGGTTCAATTTTTGAAGGTTGTTCATTCTTTTTTATTTTATTACAAGGGGTTACACCACAAAATATATATTCAGTGCCCATAAACTTAGCATTAGGGAATCTAAAAGGCTTTTTTTCAATATATCCAGCTTTGATTAAATCCTTAATTGCATTTGAAACTGTATTAAATGTTGTAGAACTCCATTCACACAAAGTATCTATAGTTGGATATGTTCTTTTATTATCTCGATAAAACAACGAAAGCGTTAAGCCTATATGTTTTCCTCTAGGTGAAACTGTTTCGTCCTGACAAAGCGTATTACGCCATTCTATTATATTCATATAAAAACCCCTGACTAGGTTATGACACTTTATAAACTGGCAGGGGGGAGTGTCAGATATCCCCCCGTTCGCCCCGTCGGGCTAGCCTATGTATGTTAATACAAAGTTAGAATAACACAAAAAATATGTAACCGTCAATAGAATTTTAACTTTGTTTATTTTTATTATTGACATAAGCAATTAACTATGTTTACATACAGACATGACAAGTACAGATAGAGTAAAAGCACATCAACACAGAAAAAAATACGGTTTAGTTAAGCTATACGTACCTAAACCGCTGCTTAAAGCTGTGATTAATTTAATATTAAGCTTAGTTGAAGATAAGCAATTAAAAGAATTTTATAAAAATGAAAAAAGGAAATTAAAATGAATGATAACGAAGCAAACAGAGGAGAATTAATGAATGAAACTTTTGAAAATCTTATAGATGTATTTACGAATGCTGAACTATCTGAT